AAAGCTGGTGGAGCAATGACTGGGGCCATCACAACCAACTCTACGTTTGATGGCCGTGATGTAGCAACTGACGGAACCAAGCTAGACAACATTGAAGCTAATGCAGACGTCACGGATGCCACTAANGACGTCACGGATGCCACTAATGTGGCGGCTGCTTTGCCTAACGGTGTGGCTGCATTAACATCTGGCGAAGTTACTCAACTGGCTAATATTGGCACTGCTGCTATTTCTGCAACAGAGTGGGGGTATGTAGCATCGGCCACTGCGGCGTTCACGTCAACGTATGCATCAAACATAGCAACCAACAATGCAAAGGTCACAAACGCTACACATACCGGAGAAGTCACAGGTTCTGGTGCGTTGACAATTGCTTCAAACGTAGTCGATGCAGACAACCTTAAAGTTACTGGGAACGGGACGACATCGCAGTATTTGAGATCAGATGGTGATGGAACCTTTACATGGGACACTCCAACCGATA